CTAATTTAGCAATTTGTAATCGGAGAATGTGATCACTTCTTCCCCAACCCAACTATTAATCTCCTTCAAACGTTCTTGCAATGGAATAATCTCATTGATAAAGAATACTCGCGTTGCTTTTTCTACATCACCAAAACCGCCTGTATTATTAGGCACAATGCCCATTAATTGCGGTGGCACACGGTGCGCAGCTAACACATCGTCACGGCTTGCGTTCTTAATGTTTAGGAAGTCATCTTTGGCAATAGCATCAGACAATGGAATAACTTGCATCCCATCTTTCTTTCCGTCTGGAATATGCACAAATAAATTTTTAAAGTTGCCAGTGCCTTTTGTTTGTCGGATTTGTGTTTTGATTGCTTCAATATCATCTTTGTTCTGTGTTGGGTCGGTCATGTAAATAATCGAACCCGCATGCGCACCATTCAGATAATATTTACGGCGGAACAATGTGGCACTTTCATTTAAAAAAGCAGATTGAAGTGCGGCCAAATATTCTGGCACGCCATAAATCTCTTGATTCACATCGGGATTAATCAAGTTAAAGACAGAACCTTTTTTAAATTCATATTCATCAAATCCATTCACAATCTGATAAAACACGCCTGTTTCAACACCGACACGCATATATTTAGCAAGAGGGGATTTTAACGAGACAACCTTTCCAAACGAATTTACAGTTTTCTCAATATAAGCATTGCCAAATACTAAGTAATCCTGCACCAGTTTTTCTAACTGTGTGCGTGGTAAAAGTGCGGTTGTTTTGCACGTTGAAAGTAAAATGTTTTTCTTCACCGTAATCGCACTGTTGTGATGGGCTGAGGCATTTAACGCTTTAGCTAAGTAACTTAAATTAATTGGCGGATTGTAATACTTTTCATACATCAACACGCTTTCGAAATAATTCAGTACTTCTGCACGGTCCAGCACTGGAATAGGTTCACCAAAGCTAAATGCCTGTGCTTGATTTCCAGTAGAAAGTGCGGTGGATTTTTTTGTGTTTTTGCTCATTGGGTTATCCTATTCAAAGGTAAATATTGTTGATTTGTTGCTTGATATATCGCCGCCTAAACCATAAGGCACATTTAAAATACAGTTCATGATTGCCCATGATAAATCGCCGTGGCTTGCATCTTCCGAACGATCTGAAACATAAGTAATTTTCCCCGTGCTAGTAATGCGTTTTTTCACCGTCATAAAACTACTCACGATGTCATTGTCTCCACTATCAAATTTAAGGCGACGTTTTTGAATTAAATTTTGTGTTTTTAACACCATTTCATTTTTAAGGTCGGCGTTATACTCTAGGCCCTGCGCCATTGGATAAAACTTTCTCACTTCCTGATAAACGCCCGACCCCATCCCCGTTTTATCAATCACGATGCGAGTTACATTGTAATCATCACAAAATTGCTTAATGCGGCTTGCTTGTGTTTCGTAATCCATACCGTGAAAAGTTTGTTTATGTAAAACGCGATAATCTCCCCCTTCCACTTTCGGCGGTGCAACAATCCCTAACGCTGCACGGTCGCCAGTAAAAGCGGGGTCATAACCTAACCACACTTCACGATTGCCGAATGGGCGTTGATAAAATGGCTTGTAATCGTGCCATTCTTCCAAGCTATCTACTTGGCAAAGTTGTAAATCGGAAAACTTGAAAGCAGAACTGTTATCATCGGCAAATTGACACAAAAACAATTGTTCAAATTCTTCTTTGCTGTTTTCTGCGATTAGGTCGTCAATGTTGAATAGATTGCACCCGCCTTCCATTGCATCATAAATACTCACAATCTGTTTCCATTGCCGGTCGGCACAAAGTTTCCCACTCTTTAAGTTTTCGTGAGAAATATCAATTTCGACTTTATCAGCCTTAGCCCGATTTTTATTAAACGCCTTGCCCGAAAAGAATGCATAAGCAGGATGTGCAATCGTGGTTGGCGTGGAAAAATAAGTTTGGCGATACATCTTTTGAGCCGCCATACCTGATGCCACTTTACGCATCACATCAAATTTAGGCACCCAAAACACTTCATCAAAATACAAATTGCCGTGGTAGGATTGAGCTGTGGCGGAGTTCGTGCCAAGGAAAATCAATTCAGCCCCATTGGGCAGTTTGATTGTTTCGCCTTTTAAATCTACATCTGCCGTTTGCTTGGCATAGTTCACAATATACGAGCGAAACTGTAAGGCTTGTTTTTTACTGGCTGATAAGAAAATTTGATTGTGCCCCGTCGTCAAGGCATCAATAAAGGCTTCGTGGGCAAAATAGTAAGTTGCCCCGATTTGTCGGCTTTTTAAAATATTTCTGATTCGGTGTTCTTTCGCCTTGTGCCAAATTCGCTGATAATTAAACATCCCATCAAGAAAGCCATTAATCAGCAATTCTTCTTGTTCCTGATCAATGGCATTGGGTTCGGTTTTCTTGCGGTCGCCCTTGTTGCGGTTCGCCAGTTTCGGGTTTAAATCTACTTCGTTACCATCACCAAAAGAATACTTTTTCACTCTCGCCATTCTTTCCATTTGGCGACCGAGCAAATCAATTTCTTTGTAATCTGAACCGCTCTTTTCTTCTTTTGCAATCAGCAAATTCAACCTTGTCTCTAATGCCAATTCAACCCGACCGACAGGCGCAATATCATCCCACTTTTCTCTGTCTTTCCAGCTGGCAATCGTTGATGCAGGAATATCAAGCTGACGAGATATTTCAGCGATTTTATAACCACTGAAATACATCTGCTGTGCTTTACGTTTGATTTCCGCCGTCACTTCGGGGGAAGGTTGATTAATAACTTGTTCGTCCATTCCTAATCCTTTCTATTTACAACCGCATAATAGAAAGGGGGCGAATGTTAGTCTTTCCGCTTGCTCTGTGAATCGGCATACAACAAAAGCAACTCATAGACCACCAAAATTAAACCTTTCAGAATAGCGATAATCATTGAATCAAACCAACCACAGAAAGGACAACCAATGGCAAAAAAATCTAAATGGGTCATTGTTGCAACAGAAGGTGCCACTACAGATGACCGCACCATTCAACGCAACTGGATTGAAGAAATAGCCGAAAGTTACGATCCAAAAAACACCTATGGTGCACGTATCAATCTCGACCACATCAAATTCTCCTTATACATGCCAGAACTAGCAAATTCTCATTGCTTTGGTGATGTATTAGCCGTGAAAGCAGAAGAACGTGAAGACGGCAAATTACAACTTTTAGCTGAATTACAGCCAACTGATGCACTTATTGCCTTAAACAAAGAAGGGCAAAAAGTTTACACCTCCGTAGAAATTGACACCAATTTTGCAAATACAGGCAAAGCCTATCTCGTTGGTTTAGCCGTAACTGACAATCCAGCGAGCCTAGGCACAGAAATGTTAAGTTTCTCGCACAATGGCTTAAATGCCCGCAAGTTAAAAGCAGACAACATTTTCACTGCCGCTATTGAAACTGAATTGGAATTTGTGGAAGAAACACAAAGCATCTTTGAAAAAATCAAAGGCTTATTTGCGAAAAAAGAAAAATCAGACGATGAACGCTTTGCTGATCAAACACAAGCCATTGAGCTTTTAGCCGAGCAAACCAAAGAAACCTTGGAAAAACTAACCGCACTTTCTGACGATTTAGCCAAACAAAAAGCTGAAATCGAAGAAATGAAAGCGGGTAATGAAGAAATCCAAGCAACCTTTGCAGAACTCAAAAAGCCTGTTGAACCCGAAAATCCTCGCCCTTTAGTTTACGGTGAACAACCTGAAACTGACGGCCGCTTCTTTTAATTTATCGTAGGAAAAAACCAAATGAATAAATTTACCAAACAAAAATTTAATGCTTACCTTTCTGGTGTTGCACAAGATAACGGCGAAGATGTGGCATTCGTTGCGAATGGCGGTCAGTTTACCGTTGAGCCAACTATTCAACAAAAATTAGAAAATGCCGTGCTTGAGAGTTCTGATTTCTTAAAACGCATCAATGTCGTGATGGTGCAAGAAATGAAAGGTTCCGCATTACGTTTAGGTGTGCTCTCGCCTGTGGCAAGCCGTACTGACACTAATACCAAAGCACGTGAAACTACAGACATTCACAGCTTGCAAGAAAACACCTATTCTTGCGAACAAACCAATTTTGACACGCATTTAAATTATCCAACCTTAGACAGTTGGGCAAAATTCCCCGATTTTGCCGCACGTGTGGGCAAACTCAAAGCCGAACGCATTGCATTAGACCGTATCATGATCGGTTTTAATGGCACAAGCGCAGCCGCAACCACAAACCGCACTGAACATCCATTATTGCAAGATGTGAATAAGGGTTGGTTATTCCAAATCGAAGATAAAGCCAAAGCCCGTGTGTTAAAAGAAATTGAAAAAAGCAGTGGCAAAATCGAAATCGGTGCAGGTAAAACCTATAAAAACCTTGATGCCCTTGTCTTTGCATTAAAAGAAGATTTCATTCCAGCACAATACCGTGACGACACAAAATTGGTTGCAATCATGGGTAGCGACTTATTAGCTGATAAATATTTCCCATTAATTAACCAAGAAAAACCAAGCGAAATTTTGGCAGGCGACACCGTCATTAGCCAAAAACGTGTGGGCGGGTTACAAGCCGTATCTGTTCCATTCTTCCCGAAAGGCACAGTGTTAGTCACATCGCTAGACAACTTGTCAATCTACGTGCAGGAAGGCAAAGTGCGCCGTCACTTAAAAGATGTGCCAGAACGCAATCGTGTGGAAGATTATTTATCGTCAAACGAAGCCTATGTTGTGGAAAACTACGAGGCAGTAGCTATGGCGAAAAATATTACGATTCTTGAGGCTCCTGAGCCTATTTCGTCTGTGGCAGCATAACGGAATCAATAATGCGCCCAACCAAACGCCATTTTCTGGAAGTTTCTGCCGCTATTGCTAATGCGGCAGAAACCGAAGATCTAAGCGACTTCACGGAATACGAAAAAATGTGCCGCATTCTTGCGAGACATCGAAAGGATTTGAAAAACATCCAATCGACCGAACGCAAAGCCGCATTTAAAAAGCAAATTTTGCCAGACTATCTACCATGGATTGAAGGGGCATTATCTGTCGGAAGTGGTAAACAAGATAACGTCTTGATGACATGGTGCGTGTGGGCAATTGACTGTGGCGAATATCATCTCGCCTTACAGATTGCCGACTATGCCGTATTTCATGATTTACGTTTGCCCGAGCCATTCACCCGAACACTTGGCACCTTGTTAGCAGAAGAATTTGCCGACCAAGCCAAAGCCGCACAAGCCGCAAATAAACCGTTCGAAGTGGCTTACTTAGAGCAAGTCCAACGCATCACCGCTGATTGCGACATGCCTGATGAAAGCCGTGCGCGATTATTGCGTGAATTGGGTTTGTTATTGGTTGATAAGCACCCTGAACAAGCACTGGCATATTTAGAACGTGCTTTGGGTTTAGATCAGAAAATTGGCGTGAAAGGCGATATTAAAAAATTACGTAAGCAATTAAACAAAGCCGATGAATAATCGGTTTTGGTAAAGAGCAAACCACGCAGCCGTCGGGCGGATTAAAAGTGCGGTCAAATTCTGACGGATTTATTGGCCGTGCTTAATTTAATCCTCACCCGACTTTTTTTATAAGGGTAAATCAATGAGCGACGGCGCAATATCAGTCAAACTTGCCCCCGATTATGAAATGGGCGAAGTACAGCAACAGTTAAATGATTACGATACCTTAGATGACATTATCAGTAATGACGGTTTCTTCCCCGATATGTCACTCTCTCAATTTCGTAATCAATACCGTGCAGACGGCACCATTACCACACAACGTTTACAAGATGCCTTGATTGAGGGCATGGCAAGCGTCAATGCAGAACTCTCCACGTTTAAAACGCAAAGCAAACACGACGGTTTAGAACAGATCACTGCCCCCTACCTCAATGGCGAAAGCGTGCTGATTTATCGTTATAAACGGGCGGTAAGTTGCTTAGCTCTGGCAAACCTTTATGAACGCTATGCAAGCTACGACAGCACCAATGATGGCGAAAAGAAAATGGCACTACTCAAAGACAGCATTGATGAATTACGCCGTGATGCTCGCTTTGCGATTAGCGACATATTGGGCCGAAAACGCGTCGATGCGGAGTTAATCTAATGCAAGTTTACGCACAACAAAATGACAATTTAGATGCCATCCTTTATCGCCATTTTGGACGAAGTGAAGGCTTGCTCGAAATAACATGCGAACTCAATCCGCATTTAATGGATAAGCCCATTATTCCCATTGGTACCCCAGTCATATTGCCAGATGCCGATACAGAAAAAATCAGTGTAGCAAATGACACAATTCAACTTTGGAGCTGATATGCACGACACACCATCAAAAGCATCTTACATATCAGGAATATTCGCCTTTTTGATTGGACGCATTGCCGATATGTTCTCAAATGTAAATTGGGCTGATGTCGCATCGGTTACAGGTATTGTGATTGGTGTCGCCACCTTTCTTGTGAATTGGTATTACAAGAAAAAAGATTTTGAATTAAAAGAAAAAGAACTCGAACAACGGATCCATCATCATGATTAAACGTTCCGCCAAATACATCTGCGCCATATCCGCTGTTGTTGGACTGGTGATTGCCACTCATGGGAATGAAATTCGAACATCCGAAAAAGGCTTGTTACTGATTGGCAATGCAGAAGGTTGCATGAAACAGCCCTATCAATGCCCCGCTGATGTTTTAACAGTCGGCATAGGCATAACCGATGCCGTTGAAAAAATTGACCGCAATAAAATTTACACCTTACAAGAAATTGCTGAGTTATACGTAAAGGGCATTAAACAATCAGAAAAATGCGTTAATCAATATGCCAACGGGCAAACCATGCCACAAGGTGCATTTGATGCCCTAGTTTCCATCACCTTTAACGTAGGATGCGGAAAATTAAAAAATAGCTCACTTTTTAAAATGGCACGCCAAGGCTACAGCAAAACCATGTGCGGTCAATTTGAACGTTGGATTTACGCAGCAGGAAAACCGCTAAAAGGATTAATTGAACGCCGTCAAAAGGAGAAAAACCTATGTTTAATTTCTTAACCGCAAAAGAACGAGGCATTTTACTTATCGGGCCAATAGTGCTTGTACTCCTCATTATTTTTCTGGGATTTGAGGCTAATTATTGGCGAAAAGAAATGCTCAAAGAAGAACAGCTAAAACTGAAATGGCAAAACTCTTACATTGAGTTAAATCATAGCGTTCAAAATTTTGCCGAACAGCAAGCACAGCTCATCCAAGCCGTAAACAACCTCAAAGCAAACCAAAATCAACAAACACAGGATTTAAAAAATGTACTTAAATCAAACCAAGATTGGGCTGACCGCCCTTTGCCTGATGATGTTAAACGCGTGCTCAACTCAGCAGGAAGTCATTAAATCACCGATTCTTTGTCCGCAAACCACAGAGTGCAGTGCCTATTCGCCACAAATTCGCACCAATGGCGAATTAGCCGAAGCCTATTTACAGACACAGCACCACCTTGATTTATGCATCATTGAAAACTCAAGTTTAAAAAAATGCATGGATGAATTTAATAAAAAGGAACAGCCATGACAGATCAATTCGACCGAGCACAACAGCTTGAAGAAATGCAACGTGAAATCGCCCTGAAAAAACACCGCACTTTCCAGGCGGTAAGTCGCCTTTATTGTGAAGATTGCGATGCGCCCATCCCAGAAAAGCGCAGACAAATGATTCAGGGCGTAACACGTTGCGTGGCTTGCCAACAAAGATTTGAAATGCAACAACGAAATTTTCGAAAATGAAAAAACCCAACCAACTGCGCAAAATCCTTGAACAAAGCCATCCCGATTTTGTAAAAAATCCCGACCATCTACAACTTTATGTGGACGGTGGACAAATCGTCTCAACGGGTGCCGCATCATTTAGTTTTGAATATCGTTACACACTCAATGTCGTGGTGACTGATTATGTAGGCGATATTGCCACCTTAATAGTGCCAATGATGGCTTATCTCCGCACAAATCAACCTGAAATATTAGAAAATCCACAAATTCGAGAGAATGCATTTAAATTCCAGGTGGATTACAACAATAACAACACCGCAGATATTAGCTTCGAAATCCAACTCACTGAACGTGTCGTGTCGAAAAAAGACGGGAATAACGTGCAGATCCATTACGCAAAAGAACCAGTATGGGATGAACCAACCCGAGTAAAAGTCTATTTGGAAAACTGGGATTCATTAATTTTTGAGGGTGATATCGTCTAATGGCAACAGTAGAAGAAGTTCAGGCAAAATTGACCGCACTTATTGCCAATCTTTCTCCACAGGCGCGCAGACAGCTTGGGCGAAAAATCGGGCAAGCCTTACGAAAAAGCCAATCAAACCGAATTGCACGCCAACAAAATCCAGATGGTTCAGCCTTTGAACCTAGAAAACCACGTAAAGAATTTGGAAAAAAGAAAGGACGAATCAAACGCAAAGCCATGTTCGCTAAACTCCGCACAGCCCGTCATTTAAAAGTGCGGTCAAATGGTAACGAAGTTTCAGTGGGTTTTAATGGCTCAAGTGCCACCATTGCTGCAGTGCATCAATACGGTTTAAGCGCTAGCCCATCTAAAAATAAAGATTTCAAAGTGCAATATGCCCAGCGTGAATTACTGGGCTTTTCGGAAAGTGACGTGGAGTTAATTGAAAACTTAATTATTGAGCAATTAAGTCTTTAGATTGTGATTTTAATTTGATGTGCTTGCGAATAATGTGAATCCAATAGCAATACACTGCAAGTGCTGCAACACCAAGGAAAAAGTTGATTTCAGCAAGCCAAAGCACCGACCCCATCATCAACATATAAAGAAACAGAACAGGCGCGGCAATAATGCCAGAAACTAACCAAGGCAATGCAATCAAACCGAAACCGACAGCGAGCCCAAGCGCACCAAAAGCGAAGATGAGCAGAAAAAGAATTGTGATCATATAGCCCCCCTTTGTTTTAGTACATTATTTAATCTTTCTTTCTGAAAAGTCAAGAAAAAGCGAGAAAATATGAAAAGTTTAGAGTTGAAATTTGTTTTAGATGCAGTAGATAAGCTCACCACGCCATTAAAAAGCGTACAAAAACAGCTTGATTCTTTGCAGAAAAAAGTAAAAAACACAACAACCGAGCTGAATAAATTACAACAGCAAGAAAAAACCGCTAATTCATTTAAACGATTAGAAAACGCACTACAACAAAACAATCAAAAACTTGTAGAAGCGCGAGAAAAAGCGAAGAAATTAGCCGAACAATTAAAAAATACTGCCGCACCGACAGCAGCATTAAAAAGACAAGTCGAATCCGCGCATAAATCAGCACACCGATTAGCACAAGCACAAGAACATCAGCGGAAAAAACTGAACGAATTGCGCCAATCACTAAGACAAGGCGGATTTGACACGTCAAAATTCAAGGAAAGCCAAGAAAAACTAAAGCAAAAAATTAAACAATCAACGGTGGCAATCGAAAAACAAAATGCAGCAATGGCAAAGTTGCATCAGCGACAAGCAAAATATAAATCTTACCGCGAAAGCGTGGATAATTTAAAAAATAAAAGCGACCAGTTACGAACATTCGGACAGCGCTCAATGATAGCAGGAACAGTGACAAATGCGCTGTCAGGTGTCATGCTTAAACCTGCACTTGACTTTGAACAAGACTTTTCGCGCGTGCAAGCATTAACAGGATTGAGTAAAGCGAACCCAGAACAAGCCGCCGCACTTGAACGTTTACGCAATCAAGGGATTCATCTTGGTGCGACAACATCATTTACATCGGGTGAAGTCGCACAAGGTCAAGGCTATCTAGCTATGGCGGGTTTTAATGCTGACCAAATCGAAAAATCAATGCCAGCTATTTTATCTATGACGAAAGCCGCAGGAATAGAAATGGGGCAAGTGTCTGATATTTCTTCAGATATTTCCTCAGGTTTTAAAATTTCCGCTGACGAAATGGGGCGGGTTGCGGATGTACTCACAGCCACATTTTCTGGCTCAAACACTACCCTTGAAGGCTTGGGCGACACAATGAAATATCTTGGACCGATTGCCACGGCAACAGGCCAAGACTTTGAAACCATGTCAGCAATGGTCGGCTTATTGGGTAACGTGGGGATAAAAGGTACACAAGCCGGTACATCGTTGCGTTCTGCTATGTTAAGACTTGCCGCACCACCTAAACAAGCCGCAAAAGCATTGAAAAGCCTAGGTGTGTCCGCCAAAGATAGTCGTGGAAATATGCGCGCTTTAACTAATATTTTGATAGATGTGGAGCGTAAAACCGCCAAAATGGGAACCGGTGACAGAATGGCATATTACAAAGCCATTTTTGGCACTGAAGCCGCAACGGCAATGGTTGAATTAGTCAAACAAGCGGGCGTAAATGGTATTCAGGAATTTACAGATAAATTAAAAAATTCTGCGGGTAGAGCCGAACAAGTTGCGCAAACAATGGCAGATAACTTACTCGGTGACATTAAAAACCTTGAATCAGCCCGTGAGGCTGTCGGCATTGCTATTTATGACACTATTTCTGACGATATGCGCGCCAGTGTTCAATTAATCACTGAAATGGTGCGAAAAGTCAATGAATGGATAAAAGCAAATCCAGAATTGACCGCAAAAATCGTTAAATGGGGCGCGGCAATGGCAGGGGCGGTCACGGCACTCGGCGCATTGAGTCTTTTAACAAGTTTTGTGTTCTACCCAATCGCAAGGATTGTTCTTGGATTGTCAAAATTGGATGTTATTTTACCTAAATTTATGGGGAAAGTTATAGATGTCGGCGGTGCAATCTCAAGATGGTTACTTTCCCCTCTAAAACTTCTGCCTTATGTTCTGTCACTTGGCGGCGCAGCTTTTATTGGTGCGGGACTCTTAATCTATAAATTCTGGAATCCAATCAAAGCCTTTTTCGGCGGTTTTTGGGAGGGCTTAAAATCAGGTCTCGCCCCCGTCCTTGAAAAATTCCAACCGCTTGGCACCGCATTTAGTGTCGTCGTTGGCTGGATTGAAAAAGCGGTGAAATGGTTTACTGATTTATTGTCTCCGGTACAAAGCACCAAAGAAGATTTAGATGCTGCAGCCAGTGCAGGTAAAAAATTTGGCGAATGGATAGCTGCAGGCATTGATTTAGCACTCAAACCATTACAGCTACTCATGGATGGCATTAAATGGGTAATCGATAATATGCCAGGTATTCAAGCGGGATCAAAAATTGTTGAAAATGCTAAACAATCAAGAAATGAAGAAACAAATAAGGTTATGAAATCAGGAAGTATAACTGAAAGAACACTCGATGCACTTTCTGATTCGAATATGTATTCTTCAGGCGGCTACACTGGCAATGGTGGCAAATATGAACCCATGGGCATTGTCCACGGTGGCGAATACGTGATGACCAAAGAAGCCACATCTCGACTTGGCGTCAATACACTCAACGCCCTTAATTACGGTAAACAAGCACTGATTGCGGGCGGATTGGGGATCAGCGTTGCAACGGCTGCCCCTGTGCAAGTTGATACTCGTGCACCCATTTCTGCTCGTCCAGTGGTGATGCAATCCAGCCAACCAATGAGCGTAAATATCACCATCAATGCCGCACAAGGCATGGATGAACGAGCCATTGCACAACAAGTGGCAAAAGAAATACAACGCATCGAAAACCAACGCCAAGCAAGAGCGCGGAGTTCCATGTGGGATAGAGCATAATAAAAGGGCGAAAGCCCTTTTTTGTTACCTACTATTCCACACGCTCCCCCACTCGCCACATCACACAATATTGCCAACAATAAGGCATTTCCTTTAGCTGTGAATGCCTATGTCTGCTGAATTACAACGAAAACTAGACAACATTATCCGCTTTGGAGTGATCGCTGAAGTGAATTACGCCACCGCACGTGCTCGCGTAAAGAGCGGTGACATTCTGACAGAGTTTTTACCATTTATTACATTTCGAGCGGGTACAACCAAAACCTGGTCGCCACCGACGGTGGGTGAACAATGTGTAATGTTATCCGTTAGTGGCGAATTTACCACTGCCTGCATATTAGTTGGGCTTTACACACAAAACAGCCCTAGCCATTCAGCCGACGAACACGTTATTGAATTTGCTGACGGTGCCAAAATTACCTACAACCAATCAAGTGGCGCATTGATTGTCACAGGCATCAAAACCGCCAGCATTACTGCTGCTAATCAAATTGATATTGACTGCCCCACTATCAATATCAAAGGCAATGTGAATATTGACGGATCTTTATCAACCACAGGCACAAGCACCACAAAAGGCAATATCAGCACACAAGGCAGTGTAACCGCAAGTGGCGATATTAAAGGCGGGGCGATTAGTTTACAAAACCACGTTCACGTTGAACAAGGCGATGGCCAACGAACCTCTAACGCAAAGGCATAGTATGAATCGATACACTGGCGAAACATTAAAAAACGAAAGCGACCACATTAAACAATCCATTGCCGATATTTTGCTAACCCCTGTTGGCTCGCGCATTCAGCGGCGTGAATATGGCAGTTTAATTCCTCTGCTAATTGACCGCCCAATTAGCCACACATTGTTATTACAACTGGCGGCTTGCGCTGTTACAGCGATTAATCGTTGGGAACCACGAGTACAGATCACACAATTTAAACCAGAGTTGGTTGAAGGTGGCATTGTGGCAAGTTATGTCGCACGCAGTCGTAAAGACAACCAAGAAATGCATAACGAAAAACTATTTTTAGGACATAAACAATGAGCGAATTAGTCGATTTATCAAAACTAGATGCACCGAAAGTGCTAGAAGATTTAGATTTTGAAAGTTTACTCGCAGACAGAAAAGCGGAATTTATCGCGCTTTTCCCACAAGATGAAAGAGCATTTTGGCAAGCACGATTAAGTTTAGAAAGTGAGCCCATCACGAAATTATTACAAGAAGTGGTTTACTTACAGTTGATGGAAAGAAACCGCATCAATAACGCGGCAAAAGCCACAATGTTAGCCTATGCAAGCGGTTCAGATTTAGATGTGATTGCAGCCAATTACAATGTGAAAAGACAAGTCATTCAAGAGGCGAATAATAATGTTACACCTAAAATCCCCCAAATTTTAGAAGATGACACCTCATTAAGATTGCGCACTCAATTAGCCTTTGAGGGGCTTTCTGTGGCGGGACCTCGTTCTGCTTATATCTTCCATGCGCTCTCTGCACACCCTGATGTTGCAGATGTATCAGTGGTATCACCACAGCCCGCTAATGTCACCGTCACGATTTTAAGCCGTAATGGTCAAGGCGAGGCTGATGAAAGCCTTTTAAATATAGTTAGAGCAAAACTAAACGATGATGACATCCGCCCTATTGGCGACCGCGTTATTGTCCAAAGTGCGGTGATCCAATCCTACGAAATCCGCGCCAAACTACATCTTTATCGTGGCCCTGAATACGAGCCAATCAAAGCGGCTGCATTAAAAAAATTGACCGCTTACACCAAAGAAAAACACCGTTTAGGGCGAGACATTAGCCTATCGGGTATTTATGCCGCATTACACTTGGAAGGTGTACAACGAGTAGAACTTATCTCACCTACCGCCGATATTGTGCTACAAAGCTCAAAATCAGCCTACTGTACGGCAATTAGTTTGGAGATCGTGACAAGTGATGATTACTAATCATTTACTGCCGATAGGTTCAACCCCATTAGAAAAACGTGCGGCAGAAATTCTAAAAAGTGCGGTAGAAAATCCCATTGTTATTGCAGATTTAATCAACCCTGAACGCTGCCCTGCTGATTTACTGCCTTATTTAGCTTGGGCATTTTCGGTGGATAAATGGGATGAAAACTGGACAGAAGAAGTTAAACGCATTGCGATTAAACAATCTTATTTTGTGCACAAACACAAAGGCACAATTGGCGCAGTAAAACGTGTGGTTGAGCCAATAGGCTATCTCATTGAACTGAAAGAATGGTTTCAAACCAACCCACAAGGCACACCAGGAACATTTAGCTTAACCGTGGAAGTGTCTGAAAGTGGCTTGAATGAACAAACCTATAACGAACTAGTACGACTTATTAATGATGTTAAGCCCATCTCTAGACATCTCAATCAGCTCGCTATCGCAATCTCACCAACAGGGGCACTCAGAACCTTTATTGGTCAACAATGCGGTGAAATCATCACAGTATATCCACAATAGGAATATTTATGGCATCACAATATTTTGCAATATTAACCGACTACGGAACACGTGCTATCGCGCATGCATTAAGCCAAGGGCAACCGTTACAACTCACCCAATTTGCTGTGGGTGATGGCAATGGGCAGGCGGTCACACCAACGGCGAGCGCAACAGCGCTAGTACATCAAACACACATTGCGCCAGTCAGTGCCGTCTCTCTCGACCCTCGAAATAATAAACAGGTGATTGTTGAATTAACCATCCCTGAAAATGTCGGCGGTTTTTACATAAGAGAAATGGGCGTATTTGACTCACAAAACAAACTCATTGCCTATGCAAACTGCCCCGAAAGTTTTAAGCCAACAGAAAGTAGCGGAAGTGGTAAAGTCCAAGTATTGCGGATGATCTTAAAAGTAGAGTCCTCTAGTGCGGTAACATTATCCATCGATAACAGTGTGATTTTTATCACCCGCCAACAAATGACACCAAAAACCATTACTGCCACAAGCACAAACGGCGTGGATGAACGCGGGCATTCTCACGAAATCGCCAAAGCTAGCCTTACTCAACAAGGTATCGTGCAACTTGATTCAAGCACCAATAGCAATGCTGAAGATAAAGCTGCCACGCCAAAAGCCGTGAAAACGGTAAAAGACCAAGTGGACAACGTGCAGCGCAATCAGGCGAACTACATCCACAATAGCAAAAAATCTTCTGCAGTAGATAGTAATAGCGAAGACACCGTTGCAAACAGTGCAGCGGTTAAAACGGCTTATGATAAAGGTGTGGACGCCAAAACTGCCGCAGATAATGCCCAACGTACGGCAAATGATGGGGTGTCAAAAGCTAATGCGGCACAAACAAGCGCGAATCAGGCAAAATCAGCCGCGGATGCCGCACAGCACACGGCAAATGATGGCGTATCAAAAGCTACTGCGGCACAAACAAGCGCAAATCAGGCAAAATCAGCCGCGGATGCCGCACAGCACACGGCAAATGATGGCGTATCAAAAGCTACTGCGGCACAACGCACAGCAAATGATGGGGTATCGAAAGCTAATGCAGCAAATAATAATGCCAATGGTCGAGTATCTAAATCAGGTGATAGTTTAACGGGCATCCTGCACACAGTCGGTATTGAGTCCACTCATTTAGGGCAGGGAAGTTATTCTTCTCAATATGCAAGCGGTGCGCCTTTTACAGTCGAATCTACAGGCTCAAAAGACAAAGATACCTACCACCCATTTATCAAAGGTTTAGTCCGCTCAAGAGGACGTTATGGCGCTGGGTTTTCGTTTGGTTACACGACCAAACAAGGCGATGGGGACGGATTTGGCAGGGGAATTATTAACCTCGTTGAAGATAACGGTACAAGTAAAAATTGGGGCTTCGAACATAATGGCGACTTTTATTCCGCAGGGGATGTAAGAACATCGAGTGGTAAGTCTTTAAATACTGCAACACAATTCTCGGATTTCATATATCAAAAAATAGGCAATTTTGAAGTGCGGAAATATCCTGATGGCACGATGATACAGACCAATACAGTCAACTTCAGAGGTGGGTATTCGCACGGCACGGTTTATTCATTTAATTGGGCAGTATCATTTGTATCAGCACCAATGGTTTTTGGCAGTAGTAAAGCAATTCAAGATTTTAGTTTTGTAGATAGATCTCAGATGGATATAAAGACTAAGTCAAATGGGTCTACTTATTACTATTACTTGTACGATCCGGGAGCCGAACAAGGTGATTGGGATATGCAATTTTTAGCAATTGGGAGATGGAAAAGATGACAATGTATTTTAAAGACGGTTTTTTTGACGATTCTTATGGTGGTTTTGTGCCTGAAGGCGCGGTGGAAATTAGCCAAGATAAATATATTGAGCTAATCAACGGACAATCTCAAGGCAAGCAAATCATCGCAGATAAAACAGGTAACCCTGTATTAATTGACCCACAACCCAGTGCGGCACATGAGTTAAATAATGATACTTTACAATGGGAAATTTCAGCCGAAAAACAAACCGCACTTTTAGCCGACGCCCAAACTCGACTTATCGCCAACATCGATGAGCACGCGGCAAAAATATACAGCACCTGGACACGTTTTGAAAGCGAGTACCGTGAGCGTCAAGCGGCGGCAGAAGCCTTTAAGGCTGCAAATTATGAGGGCGAATGTAGTCGATATATCTCAGACTTTGCACAACGTGCGAGACTGGATAATAAGACCGCCACAAACTTGATTTTGACACAGGCAGCAGGGCTCGAAAAACTGCAAGTTGAACTAGCCAACCAACGCATGCGCAAATATGAACTTAAAGCCCCTAATCTCACGCTTGAGCAACTGAAATCAATCCATGATGACATTATCAAGCAAATGGATAACTTGATGGAGGCATATCAAAATGGCTAAGGTTTATTTGGCAATGTACAAACACAAACGCGACTGGCGCAAAGAGCCGGTAAAAGCAATAGCCGACCGCATTACCCGATTTTTTACTAAGGGGAAATACTCGCATTGCGAGATTGCCATTGAGCGCATTGGGCATCATTATGAGCATGCGACAGTATATGACTGCTACTCCTCATCGGTACAAGACGGTGGGGTGCGTTGCAAACAGATTGATGTGTCCGATAACACCAAATGGGATTTAATCCCACTCAACGATGTCACCGAGGCGCAAATTAAAGCTTATTTTGACCGCACTTTGGGTTGTAAATACGACTGGTGGGGCGCGCTAGGAATCGTACTTGGCATCAAACAAAAACGCTCAAAATATTTTTGTAGTGAATGGTGCTTTAATGCGATTTACGGTAGCGAAAGCGGTTGGCGGTTTAGCCCGAATCAATTAGGGGCAATGTTTAAACATGATGACTAAAGACAAACCGATCATTAATTTTAGCTGGAAATTTGGCGATGATGAAAGTGAAACGCTAACGCTAGATGAAAAAGAAGTGCCAGAAGGCTTTGCTGATAGCGAATTTGACTTGTTTATCGTGCCTGATGGCAAAGATCCAGTTATCCATTTGACAAAAGGCAATGGTATTGCGTTATCGGATAACAACATCAAAATCACTTGCACGCGCGACCGTTTAACTAACACAAAATGGAAGACCGCAAGTTGGGCGTTAAAAATCACGAATACGAGCAACTGGCGAGACACGCTATGTGGCGGAAAGATTACGCGTTATAGCTATTATCCTGCAGAACGCGTAGAGGAATGACGCGATGAAAGACTGTAAACGGGCAATCGACGTGAAATTGCAGTTGAAACAAGCAGTAGCGGTATCGTTGCAATCAAAACAACCTATCAATGTGACGTTATCAAAAGGTATTTCTGGTGGCTGTGGCACACCTGTTTTGCCTGAATTTTCAGATTTAATTATCCATTACAAAATAGGACGACTATGACACAAAACATTCAACAACTTTTAACTGAGTTTGCTCAATACTTAGGCGAGCAAGACAAAGCGATTTTGGCTCAAATTGAGGCAAAGATAACCCAACTTAAAAATGACCTATTAGGTGGTGAGGTATCAGCCGATTTAGACACATTTAGAGAGCTTGCGGAAGAGTTACGCAAACTCAAAGCAAGCGGAAGTAGTGCGCCTGAGGCATTAACAACTAAACTCACGGAGTTTAAACAGAGTTTAGATGGCGTGATTGAGCAAATTAACGCGCTAAAAGCAATGGACTTAAAGGCAGCTTATCAACGTGGGAAAAATAGCTAATGACGCTTTTGCAACAACTGCCCGAGGTCATCGAACAAATCGGGCGAGATATTAAAGCCATAACCGTTGTGCTTGGTAGAGGTCGCCCTGATAAGCCCGATACAACAGGCAACAAAATAACAGGAGAGGAGCCCAAAATAAAAGGCAATGAGCCTAACGGGACTATCTATGAGTCATCAGATGGCGGTGGAGTCGGAGCCTGGAAATGGCAAAAACGCAACGAGAAATGGGTGGTGATAGATGGTGATACAGGTTTGGTTAATGCTGTAACTAAAAACCTAAAGCCTGGTGCTTACATTAAATTCCGCAGGCAAGGCAACCTTGTATCATGTCATATGGGTGGTCTTCAATGGGGATTGTTTGGTTATTTGGGTAAAACCGAAAAAGGGTATCTACCAAGACAGCCAGGAAGAGTTGAAGTTATTGGTACAAGTGGGATTCCGCTTGGATTTAGATCAGATGACTCTTGTGGATTTAGCTTGTTTGATGATGATACAAATAGGGCTGTTGCTGGTATTTATGTGGGAGGTGTAGGCGATGCTAATTTTATGCGATTTACCCCATACCACGCAGATCCAAAAGTAAAAGGCAATGAGGCAATACCTGACATTGGCCCAAAAAACTTAAGACCGCCCGCCATGATGTGGACAACATCCGATCCTTGGCCTGATCGGATCTAAGATAAACGGCGGGTAATTCTGCCGTTTTATCCATCCAAATCTACCTAATCACCCTTTGTTAGTTTAAATACCACAACGCCAACCGCTCGCACTACGCCATCCTCTCAATCACAATAAAGACATTATTTAACCAATAGAAACCATAGGGCTAAAATTATGACTGATGAATATCTCCATGGGGTCAAGGTGACGGAAATTTCCGAAGCCTTGCGAACACTCACCACATCATCCACCGCAGTTATCGGTTTAGTGGCAACCGCACCAGATGCAGATGCATCGGTTTTCCCGCTTAACAAACCCACTCTTTTAACTGGCATCACTGCCGAAATGCAAGCCAAAGCAGGTAAAAAAGGCACGTTATCTCGTGCATTAGACGGCATTGCGGACATTGTGAATTGTAAAGTTGTCGTCATTCGCGTGGAAGAAAACGATGATGAAAGCACCATGAAAGCCAACGTGATCGGAACCGTAGATAACGAAGGCAATTACACTGGCTTAAAAGCGTTCCTCGTGTCTGCTGCAGTTTGTGGTGTCAAACCTCGTATTTTCTGTATCCCGAAATATGACAGCCAAGATGTGACCACTGAATTGTTAAGCGTAGCGAAAAAACTCAATGGCTTTGTGTATGCCTCTTGCGGCACAGCAAAAACCAAAGAAGAAGCAGTGACATACAGTCGCAATTTCTCGCAACGTGAATTAATGCTGATTTTCGGTGATTTCTTATCGTTTAACCCAAATACCAAACAAACCGAAGTGGATTATGCCGTTGTTCGTGCTGCCGCAATGCGTGCATATCAAGATAAAGAATACGGCTGGCATACCTCCATTTCAAACAAAGGTTTAACTGGCGTGACGGGTGTCACCAAGCCACTTTCATTTGATATTAACGACAGTGCAACCGACGTGAATTATCTCAATGAACAGGGCATTACTTGTTGTGTAAACCACAATGGCTTTAAGTTCTGGGGATTACGCACTCGTTCGGCTGACAAATTATTTATCTACGAAAACTACACTCGCACGGCACAAGTGTTGAAAGACACCATTGCACAATCCTTTGACTGGGCGATGGATAAAGACATTTCCGTGAATCTTGTGAAAGAAATCGTGGAAGCGATCAACGCAAAATGGCGTGAATATGTGGCGCAAGGTTATTTAATCGGTGGGAAAGCATTTATCAATGCCAACTTAAACACTGCCGCGACCTTAAAAGATGCAAAATTACTTGTGTCTTATGACTACTGCCCTGTTCCACCGTTAGAACAACTTGGCTTTAACCAATACATCAGCGATGAATACCTTGTGGAATTTGCCGCAAACATTGCAAAAGTAGGAGCGTAAAAAATGGCATTACCTCGTAAACTCAAATTAATGAATTTTTTGGCTGACGGTAATTCTTACCGTGGCCAAGTCACCGAAATCACCCAACCCAAATTAGCCATGAAACTGGAAGAATACCGCGCAGGCGGAATGTTTGGCCCAGTAAAAGTGAATTTAGGGGTAGAAGGCTTAGAAGCGCAATTCAAGATGGGCGGTTATATGACCGAACTTATCAAAGAATTTGGCGGAAAAATTGACGGCACGGCATTACGTTTTGCGGGTGCATATCAACAAGATGACACCGAAGAAGTCACGGCAATCGAACTGGTTATGCGCGGTCGTTTCAGCGAAATTGACAACGGTACAAGCAAATCAGGCGATGACACTGAACAAAGCTACACCGTGCCATTAACCTACTACAAAATCATCGAAAACGGCAAAGACCTCGTGGAAATTGACCTAATCAATTCCGTTTTCATTGTTGGCGGTACTGATCGTTTAGCTGAACATCGTTCTGCAATCGGCATTTAATTCACACACCTTGCCCCGAAAGGGGCTTTTATTAAATCCCCCTCCCCTCTTTACAAAAAAGAGAGATTTTAAAGGAAACATAAAATGAAAACAGAAAACACCAAAATCATCACCTTAACCACCCCTATTACTCGTGGCGAAAACCAAATCACGGAAATCACTGTCAATAAACCAACGGTGCCCGCATTAAAAGGATTAAAAATGTTTGACGTGTTGCAAATGGATGTGGACGCATTACAAGTTTTACTTGCACGTGTCACCACGCCTGTTTTACACAAATCCGACTTTGTTACCATGGAAGTGGCTGACTTCACCGAGCTTGCGGCGGCGGCTGTCGGTTTTTTAGGGAAGAACTCGGAAGTGGAAACCGAAGCGACCGAGTAATGATTGCCGCAACAGTGGAAGATGCCATGGCAGATATTGCTATCATCTTCCACTGGCAACCACAAGCCTTTGAACAAATGACATTTTCCGAATTAATGCAATGGCGAGAAAAAGCACGAGAGCGAAATGAAACAGAAACTGATTGATTATTTATTAAATATGCCACGGCATATTGTATGGCGTGGAATCTTTATTCTTTCTATTGCCTTTTGGTTGCTTGTGATTTTCGGCATTGCATTGCTCTTTCGCTAATTCATCAAGTGCGGTCAGAAATCATGGGATTTTTTGACCGCACTTTTCTTTAGGATTATTTATGTTCCAAAACTTCGCACTTGCCACATTGGGCATGTTTGTGTTCACTCGGCAAACCGTGCCTTTTCAAAGTTTAGACCGCACATCAAATTGGCGACATCCAACCAATGCCATTGTCGGGGCAATGCCAAAAACACAATTCACTGGTAAAGAAAGCGAAACTGTGACAATAAGTGGCAGATTAATCCCCGAAATTACTGGCGGCAGATTTTCCATTAAAGCCCTGGAATTAATGGCAGATAGCGGCGGTGCATTTCCGCTAATTGATGGAGCAACCTTTGAAATTATCGGTTTTTTTGTGATTGAAAGCGTACAAGAAACCCGAACAGAGTTTTTTGGCGATGGTGCACCTCGTGCGATTGATTTCAGCATGAGCTTAAAACGCACCGATGACCCGATGTTAATCGCCATTGCAGAGAGTTTAATGAGTAGCCTTTAATGTTTGATTTCAATCTTAACGACAATCACCGCACGCCCGCTTTTAAAGTGCAGATCACCACGAAAGACCAAAAACAGCAAGACATCACACAAGTAATTTCGAGCCGTTTAATTAGTTTGTCTTTAACAGATAATCGAGGATTGGAAGCGGACACACTCGACTTAGAATTATCCGATCATGACGGCAAACTCGCCTTACCGCCACGAAATGCTACAATCCAAGTTGCGCTAGGTTGGAAAGGCAAACCACTGATTGACAAAGGGCAATATTCAGTGGATGAAGTGCAATTTTCAGGCGGCGCAGGGTCGGCAGACCGATTAACCATCAGAGCAAGAGCGGCTGATTTAAAAGGCTCATTTTCCGAACAAAAAGAGCGGTCATTTGATAAAAAAATGTTGGGCGAAATTATTGACACTATCGCCAAAGAAAACCAACTCAAAAGTCAGTGCGAGAAAAAACTGGCTAACACCTTTATTGCGCACATCGACCAAACCAACGAAAGCGACATTAATCTATTAAGCCGACTGGCAGAAGAACACGGGGCAATGTGCACCGTTAAAAATGGCACGCTATTATTTATGCCATTAGGACAAGGAAAAACCGCCACAGGCAAGCCTATTCCACTGCGTAAAATCACTCGCAAAAGTGGTGACAGCTACACTTTCTCGATTGCCGAAAGTGAAAACTACAAAGCCGTGCGGGCGTATTGGCACGATACGGACACAGGCAAACGTGGCGAAATTACGGTGGATGAAAACACCAAGATAGTGAAAAAACAGCGTATGACGAAAGGCAGAACGCTGAAAAATGGCACAGTGAAAGGCAGACGATTAAGCAAACGCAAATACAACACTATTGAGCAACAAGAGCCAATCACCAGTGATAATGCGCAAATAAAATCACTCCGCCATACTTATGCAAGCGAAAGAACCGCCATCAACGCCGCAAAATCCGCCTTTGACAAACTCAAACGAGGCGTGGCGACATTTAGCCTAAATCTTGCCTTTGGCGAACCTGATTTAATCCCCGAAACACCCATTGAGCTTTCAGGCTTTAAAGCGGAAATTGACGCAACCAACTGGCTAATCACCAAAGTGACACACAATCTTTCAGACGGTGGATTTACCAGTCAAATTGAGTGCGAATTGAAAGTGGAAGAAGATGAAGTGGAAGTGAAAAAAGAGAAAAAATAGCTTGTGTTCTAATATAAAAATGGTAGATTAGAATACAACAAGCACAAAGAATTATAGAGGCGGCTACTTTGTGTGATCCCGCCTAGTGAGGAAATTACAAGATTTGTGAGGACACTCAACACGCAGGCTGAAAGGTCTGCTTTTTTACTGCTTAATATTTTAATTTGATTCTTTGTGTCTCTACTAATCTTGGTCCTTTTGTTGGATCGTAAAAATACCAAATATTGAATTTCTTTTCGGTGCTTAATGTATCGTACATCAATTTATCCCAACCTAAATGCTCCGCAATTAATAACGATAGCGCTTGTTTTCTTTCCGAAGAAACATCCTTTTGATAACCGCTTAAAACTGCGCCTAGTAATAAATCACACAACTGAACACCATGACAATGCTTAGAGTTAACCTCATCTAATCTTAAAATAGCATTTGGAATAGCTGTTTTCTGGCGAATAATATTATTGGCTATGATGTGCATTGCTTCATCTGCTTTATGATAGCTAAAAGGCAGCTCATCAACGGATAAAATAAATCGATTATTTCTATTTCTATATAAAGAACTTTTGATTTTGTTACAAATCAATTCATTGAAATGTTTCTGTTTTGCTAATTCATAATTCCCATTATGAAATGCTTTATTGACTATAGATAACTGAACAACAATACAATTAAAAAAAAGATAATCTGATTGAAAGAAAAATTTAATGAGATCATTATAAAATTCAGAATATCGTTTAGAATTTGCGCTTTGCCATTTTATTTCATCGGTACAATAGTGCCGTTGGCGTATTTTGTTTATTTCTTTCTCAAAACGAGCAATATTATCTTCCCTTATCCATAACGCACCAAAAGCATAAAAGGGTTTGCCACTTATGCCGGATTCGTCACAAAATAAATGCCAAATATTATTCATTTTAATAACTCAGAAAACTTACTCATCACTGAATCTTTTTCCTTTCTTATTATTTAAATTCGCAGAGTTTAGCAAATTAACATAATAAAGCGCATCATTAATAGTTGGTTTTTTCATATCTTTTACTAAAGATACAAGCTCATTTATTTTATGATTTAGAGAATCAATAGAAGTGATTTCCTCTTCCTTAAGAGCGATATTTTTTATTTTCACTTCTGTAAATAATCCGCTATATCCGACAGATTCGTTTTTCTTATATTCCACATAGCTAGATTTTACAGCTTCTAATAACTCTTTTTGAAACTGTCTTAACTGAAAACAATGTAATGTTTGTGGGTATTTTAGATAACGGATGGAACTAAGATCGAATGGCGATTTTCCTCCATCCTCAAGTATTAGGATGCAAGGCTTACGGAAAGCCATTCTTACTCCAATTTCAAAAAACACATTCGGATTATGGCAACTTAGATCGGCAATGATAACATCGCTTTCGGATAGGTTTTTAATTATTGTATTCTGTATCAGATCAGAATTAGAACTATCACTAACCAACTGAATATCAAATTTATATTCATCATCGTCGGTTAAACCTTCTTTAATGGATTCTTGCACTTCTTCCCAGTGTTGATAGGTATGCTTTTCATCAATACCGGAGATAGGTCTAACTATCCCTACTTTTATAGTATTTGGTATATTTTTGTTCTCTGCCATTATCAATTCCCAATAATCTTACTAAGCCATTGTTCCTCGGTGATCACTTTCACCTTATGCCCTTGTTTTTGATATTCCTTTGCTTTTTCTATTTTTCGTCCGAAACTTTGATAAATCCAATCTCTTGAATTAAGTGTACCAACAATCAAATAGTCTAAATCTGAGCGCCAATCTTTTACTATTGAACAGCCTAGTTTTTCAGCTTTATTTTTACATTTCTAAAGCTATTTTATCCCTAAAATCTTGTTTGATCTCATTAAATTTTTCTTTGTTTAGATACTGATCTACTTTATATAACATATCTAATGTTTTTATTTCAGTTCTTTTAAACTTATCTACAAAATAATTATAATGTTCTTCTATTACCGTCGATATCCTGTCAGATATAAGAAAATTGTTTTGAGCTTCTTGATTTATGATTTCTATATTTTTTAGAAACGAGTTAGTTTCATTTATCACATCATTTTGAAAAAAATCAATAAAGTATTTTCCTAGGAAATCTCTAATATCTATTAACGGGGCTCTATTTTGGTATGGCATTCCTCCTATTGCTCTTTCAATAGAATATTCACTGCCTGGTAAATAATATTTTTCATAAATGGGGGTTACAAAACTTTGAATTCTCTCTAAAAATAAATAAAAATTTAAAATATGATGTTGAAACTCACTTATAAGTGACTCCTCTTTTTTTGTCAGTTTATACATTGTTGTACTCCTATTATTATCACTACCCACAAATACTCTCACAAGGCACGCCATCGTGGTCGCGGTCAAGTTTGTACATGCCGCATTCTCTTAAATGGAATTTAGCATCATCGCAATTATCCATATCCTTACAAGTGCGTTTTCCATCACTGCAACTAAACTGCTCTGCATCTGCTTTTTTACTTTTGGCAAAAGTTGCTGTTGGGAAAACAAAAGAAAGAGCGGTTAAAATTAAGATGATTTTTTTCATTTTCTTAGGTTGTCCAGATTTTATAGTGATACTGAAAAACGAACAGTGGATACACGTTAAGGGTAATCATCACCACCATTCGGATATTTGCACCGCTTCAGCCGATTGAAAGCCATCTTCCAACCACGAAGAAAACCATATTTCCGCAAGGCTAAAATGGCGTAATTTGAACAACTAGGCTCAAAGCGACAACCATTGCGAATTTTTGCCGGTGCTAAATATTGATAAAGTAAAATTAATTGGATACTAAGCCAAACCATTAATCATTTTTTTCGCGTCTAAAGGTGATAACTTTATGAATCTTAGTTGTCGTTTTGCCGCCGGAAAAACATCCTGCCGCTTCTTCGGTAGAAAAATCATCTATCCGAAAAAACTCCCAACCTAATCTTGCCTGTTCATTAACCAGTTCTTGTAAGTAGTCTGCAGCTGCAGTTTGAATATTCTTTCTTTGCGCAATGATATGGGGCGCAGCTTGAATCATTTTGTATTCGTAGGCCATGATAAGTTCTCCTTAGGTTGGTTTTGGTAAAGATTAGTAGGTATGAACCCTACAAATCCTTCGGTTTCAATTCTACCGCTTTAATAAATTTCCCGATAATCTCGGCGGTGTCGAATAAGGATTCGGTGATTTCAAAAGGGTGATAAAGCGGGTTGTCGCTTAATGCCATAATCACCCCGGTCGGTAGGCGTTGCAGGCGTTTTATGTAGGTTTCTCCGTTTAAGTTGAACGAATACACGCCTTCGCCAATATATTCTTTTACATTGGTGTCGATAAATACGATGTCGTTTTGCGTAATGGTTGGCACCATGCTGTCAGTCGGCACTTTGAACATATACACGCCATCGGTCGTTGTTCTGCCTAAAATCCGTTTCACACCCTCATGGGTAAAGAAAATAGACGATATAACATCAGGATATTCAAGATTAATAATTCCCGAACTGTGTGCTGCCAATTCAGCATCTAATAAATCCACCCGTAGGGTATGATCATCGTCCTTTTCTGATGTAAATGCGAAAACATCTGCATCTCGCTCCCCCTCTCCAGTTTTCAACCAGTGTGCGTTCACACCAAGTGCGGTCGCAATTTCTAAAATATTTTTAGGATTGAGAGTTTCACCACTCGCAATTTTTGCAATGGCAGGTTGAGAAACGCCGACTTGTTTTGCAAAGGCGTTCATAGACAGGCGCTTTTCATCAAGTAAAGTTTTAAAACGAGTAGATAAATTAGACATTTTTTGCTCCTTATTATTGATTCTAAAACTTAAGTTATAAAATATCATTAAAAAAATAGTTGCAAAATTAAAACATAACGATTAACATAATTAAAACTTAAGTTTCAAGTGTGATTTTATGAAAAGTATTGAACAGGCTGTCACCATTTGTAATGGACAGTCTGCCCTAGCTAGAGCTTGCGGAACAAGTCAGGCGGCAGTGGGTAAATGGCTCAACGGCGGAAAAATGGATGTGAAATATATCCCATCTATCATCCAAGCCACAAAATTTGAAGTAAACCCAACCGAACTAAGACCCGATGTAGATTGGCCAACAATTTACGAAAGTCTGAAACAGGTCTTTGGGCATTAATATCAACCGTGCAATCCATATTGGGGAATGTGGAGAGTATAGGACAGAAGAAGGTGTGTATGAGTGAAAAAAATAATCAGGCAATATTTAGTGCAAGAGATGTGGAAATGCTGCGTTATGCCTTGGCTTATGTGAAGCAAGCAGGCGTGGAAAAATTTGAAGAAGAAGTGGCAGGCATTGTGCAAGATCCACAATGGCAAACCCTTGCCAAGGGTACATTTCATTTTCAACGCAACAAATATGGCGAAATCGTGGCGTGGATTGAACCCAGTGAAAACTGTGATGATTTGCCCTTCGTGCAAAATGCGGTGGCAATTTTGATTGAGCAGGGCTTAGTGCATAACGCCAATGTGACAATTCGCCACAATGTGCGTGATGAATTTGAATTTACCTATCCACAATTATTGTTAAGAAATGGGTATCTTCAACAGCATTTTAAATCGGAAATCAATCCATTAATGCCCAACGCCGATAAAATTTGCCCGGTGCTTCAAGCACGAAATCACCGTGTTTTTTTAGAAAAGTCTCAAGTGCTAAAAATTCGACGTATGACTGGCAAATAATTTCCCGATACACAATACCAAGATAGGAAATCCCTACACGATAAGTCGGGTCGTAAACATCCCAGTGTGCTTTATCTTCCGCGTGTTGTGTAATAAATGCCGAAAGTTCGACATCGGTATCAGGAATAAGTAAACGTGTTTTCATAATGGCTCCTTTTTGGGGCAAGTATAACAAAAGGTGGTGAAAGTGAAAGTTAATGTTAAATGCCCGAAATGCGGTTCAGAAAATATCTATGTGCGAACCTCAGAAAGATTATCAAAGTTAACCACGCAAACTTTTGGCTATTGCAGTGGCTGTCGTGAATGTCGCTTTAAAGTGATTAGTGAGATTGTAGAAGTCGAAACAGCAAGCTTTGAAACCAATCAGCAAGCAATGTTAGGCAGTAAGCCGTTAGACGAAACGGATACTCGCCAAGTCGAAATACCTACGGATTAGTTCTTAATTTTCCAACAATAATTTAAACATGGTCGTTTGAAGAAATTCATTCGACAGGATTTTTGCAACCAAAATTTAGGAGTTTGAGCAAATGGCAAGCAGTAATTATGTGTATGACAACGGTAAAAAACGCCATAACCGTGTGAATGTGTGGCAGTTAAACAAAACCGTGCAAGAACAGGCTCGCAACATTCAACTGTTGCAACGAGCGATTTCTCACCAAGCAAACGTGAATGCACAGCAAGTCTTGCTGAATGAATCACTCAGTGATCGCATTGCATTACTTGAAGAAGAACAGTGGGCACGTGAACAAAGCATTTTCCAACGTGTTGCACGGTGGTTCCGTAAATAAATGAATGGGGGTGAGTGATGGCCTTAATGCCTTATTGCTTTGACGATGAAACGGAATCTGCCGCCGAAAAATGGTGCCGTGTTAATCAAGTAAACGTGCCTGAAATCCGAAGTTTTGATGATGCGCTGCACTCGTTAAGCAAAAGCCAATTCCGTGTAGAACGAGAGTTTGACGGTTTACAACAAGGCTTTCGAGAAATGCTGTTGGAATTAGCCGATTTAGATTTTTCAGATTTACGTGCAGGGCATTTAACAGGCACTAAGCTCCATCACTATACAGAACAAGGACAACGCAAAATAGCCCGCGCACTACGTAAAGTGCGGTTACTTTCGGGAATGTTTTCACAAGGCGTAACAGAGCGGGAATTTACTCAAATTGATACTCAGGAGGATAAAAATGGAAACACAAATGAATAAATCCGCACAGAAATGGTATCGCAAATATCGTCGTTTTTTAGCTTTGTGGGGACATTTAAAACAACAAGGGAAAGATGACATCGCCGCGCTTGTTTATTCAAAAATCATCGAATCCGCCAATATGACAGTTTACTTAGCGAGAAATGTAAAATGAAAAAATTAGCGATTAAAACTTATTTAGACCATGCGCAACACGCAAAAGAAAGTGAGCAACAAGGCAATTATGAATTAGCCGCAAAACAATGGCGTTCAGCGTGGATAGCTGCACCAACCGAAACACAAACAAACTGGAGCTTTGCACGCGCTGAATATTGTTTCAAAAAAGCGATTGAGGAAGGGCAAATCAAACTAGACAAGACCCGCCAATATGACTTTAAGCAATTTATGGGGAAACGTGATGAGTGAGCTTTTTATGATGTTTTTAGTGGCGGTATTTGCTGTTCTTGGTGCAACTATCACTGTAATGGGATTAATTGAGTTTATTGTCGATTCGTTAGATAGACGCTGGTAAGGAGGAATGATGGAAAACAATATTTGTATCGCTCTAGATTGTGGCGCAACGCTAGAAATTTTACCCATAGGCACCCGCTTTCAAGTGGTTGAAGTGATTGGCGATCAAGATAGCTGGTATGGCAAACAAAAAACAAGAACCGTGGGCAATTTACACAACACAATTTGGGGTGCAATCGAAGAAGTACGCCGTTATGACTTGGCCCAATATGAAATGTTGAGTTTGGAAGAATTACTCAGTGCAGTGAGTTCTACCAACAACAAAATCAAAGAATATTTTGAATATCACAGTGAATATTTAGCCAATACGGCAATGTAAGGATTCTTGATGATGAACTGGGAACTTGAGTGCAATGCCAATCTTGCCAAACGTGAGCAAGCGATGGCAGATGCACGTGCAGTGATGATGCAAAGTGCGGTGAATTTTGACCGCACTTTAGATACTGCTCAAGCGACATCGGCGCAAATGGAATTATTTTCTGTTGCGCCTCACCAGTTTGATTATGTTGAAAAACTGCTTTCTGCGCTCCCTCGCAAACGCCAACGTGAGCATTTTCGCCATGTGTGGTTGCGTGCTTTCGAGAGCGTAAAAGATGATGGCTCTATCGGGTTTAAATTTGGCAATAAACAGGCGGCATATGCGAATACCTATTTGCGTGAAATCCTCACCAATCGCTTGAAAGCCGTTTTTCAACATTATCACGTTAGCCTTGATTGGTTGATTGACCGTGATACGCATTCACAAATGGTCGCACTTTCTAAAGGCAAGAAGGCGGCTAACTTTCCGTTTTATTTGTTAAGCGAACATCAGCTAAAAGAAATGGCAGACAAATTAGCCATGTTGTTTACGAAATTACAGTCTGATTTTGTCAGCGAACAAGCCGAGCGGAAAGCACGTGGTGAAATCTCTCTTGATGATTTCACCGCGCTTTCTCGTGACCTTTATCGCTTAGTGGGCGAAGTGTGTGCAGACATTGGTTTTCCGTTAAAACACTGGTTCGCTTATCAAGATAACCGTTTCTTAGATGTGCATGACATTGAGGTTGATCTCAATAAATCAGTTTGCCCAAAACACTGGAAACGCCAACTCACCACGGCACAAAAACGATTGAAAGAACATGTGGAGATTGGCTGTGGTGCAGTTTCGGCAAAAGTGAGCCCTTATGTGTCGCAAACTGCATTTAATGACTACCGTGCGCAACGTGCAGATAACCTCGAATATCTGCAACAAATGGTGTTGGAAAATTTAGACGATAGCACCGAACAAATGCCGTTGATTGAAATGTGGAAAAAATCTGTGGCAAATCCTGCTATCCGTTTCCAGGAAACCATGAACCGCTTGCGTGGTATTGATGAATGGGCGATAGAAAATTCATTTGTGTCACTCTTTCTTACACTGACTGCTCCATCCTCTTTCCACGCAACGCATGAAACAGGCAAAAACAATAAAAAATGGCAAGGTGCAAGCCCTCGTGATACGCAACGTTACTTAAATAAAGTGTGGGCACAGTTGCGTGCACAGTTTGCCAAACGTGGAATCGGTTTTTTTGGCTTTCGTGGCGTTGAACCGCATCACGATGGCACACCGCATTGGCACTTGCTGATGTATGTAAAACCTGAACGTAAAGATGAGGTTATTCATCTATTCCGCAAGAAAGCATTGGAATTAGATGGCGATGAATTTGGGGCAAAAAAATACCGTTTCAAAGTAGAAGAAATTGACCCAACCAAAGGTTCTGCCATTGGCTATGTGGCGAAATACATCGCCAAGAATATCTATGCAGGTAAGCAAGGCAAAGAAATGTCCGATGAAGTAGAAAATCTGACATTACTTGAAAACGTACAACGTGTCAGTGCGTGGGCAAATCTTTGGGGCATTCGTCAATTCCAGTTTTACGGTACACCGTCAATTTCGACGTGGCGTGAACTTCGCAAAATTGATGATGCCATGGCAGCAACTGCGGACGATGAAGTATTGGATATTGGCCGCACGGTGGCTGATGTGAGTTGCTTTGGTAGTTATTTAAAAGTGCAAGGTGGCGCAATGACAAAACGTTGCGACCAACCAATTTGTATTGAATATGAGGAATGCGAACCGAATAAATACGGTGAGATTCGTAAGAAAATTGTGGGGGTAAAAAACAGATTCACAGAAAAGAAAATCATCACCAAGTTAAAAAACTGGGTGATTAAATCAGCGAAAAGTGCGTTGGGTTCCACCGCACTTAATTCGGAGTCCACCGAAACAAACAAGGCGCATCGCGCCGCTTGGACTTGTGTCAATAACTGTAACCGTTCAAAAATTGAACAGCAAGTTAATTTATTGATGTTGCCTATCGGTTCGCCATTAAAACCGTCACAAATTGACCTTTTAATGCGCCATGGAAGGTTACGGCTTAATGACTATCGGTGGATTTGTTGTGAAAACGATGAAGTTTTCATTAAAGAAGAAAAAATTCCGTTGGCTCAAGCCTTTGGTTGGGGCGAGAGCTTGGGGGATTTTAGGAATCATTAATTAAATGTAGGTGAACTATGAGTAAGTTTTTAAAATTAAATGCAGTTTGTTTCAGTAATGGATCGTTTCGTACAGAACGTATTGTTTTAAATTCAGATTTTATTATTGGATTTTATCCTGAATGTAATATTAAGGATGGTGAAAATATAGAGGATTTTGTAGCTAGAACTTTGGACATAGATGCGTCAATGATTCTCCTTAAAAAGGATGCCATTGAAATTGTGGATTATCAGTGCGAACGAGCTGTTTGTTTAGATATTTTAAAAAAATATGAACCTTGGTGCCCTGTAAGATTAGATGCGTTATGTGAGGGTAGAAATTATTTATGGGTGACAAATTCTGATGATGATCTTTTGGCACAGTTGAATAAATAAATTGGAGGGAATGAAAATGACAAACTTACAACACTTAATTAAAAACATCGAACAATGGGCAGAAGATCGCAATTTGATTGAAGGTTCAACGCCGCAGAAACAATTTATTAAATTGATGGAAGAATTTGGTAAGCTATGCAGTGGAGTAGCAAAAAATAAACCTGATGTAATTAAGGATAGTATTGGGGATTGTTTTGTGGTGATGGTAATTTTAAATAAGCAAACTAATAGCAACTTTGATTTTACGCCTTTGCCATACTTGGCTAGAAAAGGGGTTGATGTTTGGATTGAAAAGTGCGTAGCAAAATTTGCAAGTATTTCAGAAAAAATAAATTATACAGGAAAAGCAAACCGTCATTTGGAATATGATTTTGCTTATGCATTATATTGTCTTATCAAAATTTCGAAAGAATATGGCTTAACCTTAGAAAGCTGTGTACAAGCAGCATGGGATGAAATCAAAGACCGCAAAGGCCGTATGATTGACGGTGTGTTTGTGAAAGAGGGGGATTTGTGATTACGGAGGAAAACACAACAAAATCCGAGCGCACCTTAACGATAAAGGAGGTAGCCAACCTCCTTAATTTAAGTTACAGCACTGTTTTCGCTCACCGTTTTAAATGGGGCTTTTTTCAAATGGAAGGTTCGAAAGCGTGGCGAGTTTTTAGGGAAGATCTTGACCGTTGTAGGAAAAGAAAAAATAATGTCATCCGATTGGTTGGATTGACTGATATAAAAAATGGAGGAAAAAATAAATGTCAATCTACAAGAGAGGAAGTACATATTGGCTCGATATTACAACACCGAGTGGCGAACGAATTAGACGAAGCACTGGGACTGAAGTAAAGAAAAAGGCTCAAGAATTACACGATAAGATCAAAGCAGAACTATGGGATATGGCGCATCTTAACAAGAAACCGCCTAAACTCTTTGAAGAAGCCTTGTTATTATTTGTGGAAGATGCAAAGTTGAAAAAGGATTTTGATACGAACCGCAGACACGCCATTTATTGGCGTGCTGTTTTTGGTGGTTGGAAATTGAGTGATATTACAGGCGAAGATATTATGACTAATTTGCCGACATACTCAACCACTCATAAAAAACCATTGTCGCCTTCGACAAAAAACCGCTATCGCACGTCCATTTTGCGGGTGCTTTCACTGGCTTATAAAAATGGTTGGATTGATAGAATCCCTTATGTGAAAAAATTCGTTGAGCCAAAAGTCCGCGTGCGTTGGATTACAAAAGAGCAAGCCACAACACTGATTTCAAATTTGAATTTAGCGTGGATGAAAAATGTTTGTTCTTTTGCTTTATTCACTGGAGCGCGCATGACAGAGATTTTATCAATGACATGGGATAAAGTGGATTTTGAACGTAGTATCGCGATTGTTTCAAATGATGTAGCAAAATCAGGTAAAGCAAGAGCATTACCGTTGAATAACACTGCTTTGGATTTATTGCAAAAATTACACCAAACTCGCCGCAGTGAATTTGTTTTTCATCGTGGTACTGATAAACAAATTGGGCGTATTGATTGGCATGATTTCCATCAAGCATTAGAAAAAAGCAATATTCATAATTTTCGCTTTCACGATTTACGCCATACTTGGGCAAGTTGGCATGTTCAAGCAGGCACGCCGCTTTATACGTTAAAAGAGATGGGTGGTTGGGAAACATTAGAAATGGTAAAAAAATATGCACATTTAAATGCAGATCACATGATAGAGTTTGCGAACAATGTCACGTTTACGCCACACGAAGACGATGATTTCTCACAAGAAAATTTTTACAATGTAGTAAATTATTGAAAATGAAATGCTTTTTAATGGCAGGGGCGGAGAGGCTCGAACTCCCAACACCCGGTTTTGGAGACCGGTGCTCTACCAATTGAACTACGCCCCTATTGGTATGAATAAATTGGCGGAATGGACGGGACTCGAACCCGCGACCCCCTGCGTGACAGGCAGGTATTCTAACCAGCTGAACTACCACTCCGCTAAATGTGGT